GATGATATGTGTAAGGAACTCTACCTTCTGAATGAGGTAATTTCTTGATAACTGAATGAAAATAACTGTGGCTAACACCAGCTATATTTAAGCTGGGTGTATCTGCGCTCTTTAAGTTTTCTGCTTCCTTTGTCATTTTGTGTAATTTGATAAGTTTGTAATTTCTTTCGCTTTAATATGTCAAAGGTAATACTTTTGTTTCGATTTTCCATATTTTTTGCAATTATTTTCAATTTATTTTTTAAAATATTGACCGAACAAATTTTAATTTTTAATTTCTATTAAATATTTAATTGTACATCGATTAGAATTATAAATAATCAGTTCATCATTCATTAGACTAACTCCAGCCTTTGCAAAAACCGAGTTATATGGTGCAATAGTTTTTTCACCAAAATTATAACATTCGCTAGAATGTTTATGTACAATTTTTTGTTTACCCAAATTAGTTGAAAATAATGCTAAATATGCAACATTATTACTTCCAGATGCCCAACGAGATCCAGATAAACTCGTATAACCTATTGATTTTCTTGCTTTTGTGGCAAAATAAATTCCGTCTCCGAACATCGATCCACTATAAACTGCACCCGAAGGACGAATCAACAAACCTGTCTGTAAAATATTGAAAAAATTCTCAGATCGTGAACCATGAAACAGCAATTCTTCATTTTCGATATCGACCGTTTTATATTTTTTCTCAGTTTTAAAGTTTGTAACTTCAAATAATCTGGAGAATTTATCCGACGAATCACCCATAAGACGTTTAACTTTTGAGATCACATTTGCATCATCGACATGTTCAACCGAAATTCCCATAGTTTCCAGAATACTAACTTTCTTTTTAGGTTTATCGTCAACTACAGCAACTTCCTCTTGGATTAAAACTTGACCAGCAAGAGAGTCAAGAATAGACTGTTCGTTATCAATAATTTTTGCTACACGTTCATTATTATCACCATCTTGAACAAGATAATCTTGAACATGTCCCATTCTACGAGGAATAATAATAAACAATTTTAGTAACAAACTATTAATTTGTTCTTTTGAAAATTTTGTTTTGTATGTTTGTGAAATTTCATCAATAATCAACTGAGCTTCATCGATCATTTTTTGTGTAACGTTTTTCGTTGACACTTTATAGTTTTCAGAAATTGTTTTATTAGCGTAACGTTGAAGATCCTCTATAAGTTTTTTTACCCACTTATCATTTGAAATAAATGTTGAATCGGTTACAGTCGTTGAATTTGTAGTTATAGCTTCGGTATACAAATGCGTCACATCAGTATAACCTTTTTTGGCGGAAGTTTTGTCCCGATATTTTGCATCCCACTCTTTCATTGGATAATCTTTAGTTGATTTTGTCGAATCAACTCGACCCCATTCTGCGGTAAATGTTCCAACACCCTCATTCTCGGTCATATAATAAAATTTATTATTATTGATGTCGGTCACGCAAACTAATTTAGCAATTTTTCCCATTTTCCTATTTTTAATTTAGGTACAAATATAACTATATTTTTTAAATATATCAAAAATAATTAAAAATTTTATTATTTAGAAATGGTTTTTTCGTTTTCCGTGATCAGATATTTATATATATACTATTAAATAAACAAGATATGGAAAATAGAAGATTGATATTCATTGAAAATGCAAATAGAAAATTTAATAATTCTTATAACTATGATAAATTTATTTACGTTGACAATTTAAGTAAAAGCATTGTTACTTGTCCAAAACATGGAGATTTTGAAGTTACTGCCGCTCATCATACATCAAGTAGTAAATTTTGTGGATGTCGGAAATGTTGGCTGGATAATAAAAATAATAAACTTATCGAAAAACATAAAGCCGATTTTGTAAAATGCAAAGAAGCCGCATTAAAATACGAAACCAAACCAGACTTTAAAAAAAATGATAGATTATTGTATAATATGTCATATAGACTTGGTATAATAGATGAAATTTGTTCACATATGATTAAGGTTGGTAATTTATATCATAGATGTATATATTCATATGAATTTGTGAATTTAAAATCTGTTTATGTCGGTTTAACGTATGATATATCTGCTAGAGATAAACAGCATAGGTGTTCTGGATCAGTTTTTTCTTTTGCTACAAACAATAAAGCTAATATTCCAAAACCTAAAAAATTGACAGATTATATAAATAAAAATGATGCTATTAAATTAGAAGAAAATTGGCTAAAAAAATACAAAAATGAGGGTTGGCTTATTATAAATAAAGTGAAAACTGGTGGTCTTGGTGGAAGAAATAGACACATTAACTATACAAAAGAAGATTGTTTTTATATTGCGAGTAAATACGATAAAGTTTCTGATTGTGCAAAAGAAAATTTTAAAGTCTGTCAAATATTAAGAAAAAATGGTTGGATTAAAGAAGCGTTTCCACAAGTATTTGATAAATTTAAAATAGTGTGTTTTAATTCAGATGGTAATTTTATTAAAATTTTTGATACTCCTACAAGTGCATCAATCGAGTTACAAATACCAATATCAAGAATATCATCATGTATCACAAATAAAAGCAAATATGCACATGGATATCAGTTTATGAAGAAGACCGAATGGGAAAAATTTGGTTCTAAAAATAAGATTGCTTCTGTTGTTTTAAAACGTTCAAATTCAGTTAAAATAATTCAATTATCAATTGATTTGAAATTTATAAATGAATTTGAATCTATAGCTGACGCAATAAAATATTTAGGGAAAAAAGAAAATGACAGAGCATCTATCACTAAAGCATGTAAAGGTCGATTAAAAACAGCATATGGTTATAAATGGATATATAAAACTGACTATAAAATCTAAATACATTAAACAAAAAAAAACACCCAAAAATTGAGTGTTTTTAAGTATTTTTAAATTTTAAATTAAACTTTTGCTTCTTTAAGCATCAGAACTGGATTGATATCAGAAACCAATTGCTCAACGTCACCATTACCACAAATAAACGCTTCATCAATTGCATCGGTTTTGATACTAAATTTTGATTTCATTTCGAAAAGTTCCATTTTTTCATCCTCGGACATAAAATCCGCATATTTCATGAACATTTCTTCGATTTTCTCACCGTATTTGTTCAATAAATCCTGATTAACAACACATTCTGTTGATTCTTCAACAAAATCTTCACCATATACTTCCCTCAAATCTGTGGCACGTTCTTCATCCACTGCGCCAGAGTATTTTTTCTGAACAATAAACATAGTAGCTTCACCATTATCAGCTTTTAAAATAACGCTACTTGGGTTCTTTTTACTTGAAACATATTTTCCAATCCAAGCATCAAGACACGCCATTTTAATCTCACCTTCGACTGTTTTTTGAGTAGCTGTAAGTTTTTTAATCTGATTTTTAACATCATTAAACTTTGTTAAATTCTCAGCAAATGTTTTACCAGCGATTGGTATGATTTCGTGTGTAGGCTTTTTAGTTGTTGACTTAGTTACTACTGTTTTCTTTCCGAACATTCCTGCCATAGTTGTAAATTTTAGTGTTATTTTTTATCTGTTTTTATTATAGACTACAAATGTAATAATAATTTTTGATTCTACCAAATTTAAAATTTTATTTTTCTCGCCAAATTACTCACCAAGTGGCGAGATATGATTATTTTAAGTTTTCATATAGGATTTGTAATTGTTCGTTATTAAGTTTAATTCCATCTTCATCTTCATCATCTACAAAAATTGTAACTTCTAATTCCGCAGAGTCAAAAATTCTATCAGATGATGATGGAGTATAAGGATAGTCTCCAGCACAAGTGTCCCAAGTATAAATAATTTCACCCGAAACAAAAATTATAATATCATCAATAGAAACTTCGTGGTCGTCTAAAACTATAGCATCATAACCATCACGCTCTTTATAATTATCTAATCCAGATAATTTTGTTGAAAGTTTTGTTATTATACCTGAAATATCCATATTCGTTGTTTGTTTTAATGTGGATACAAAGATAAGTATTTTTTAATTCAAAAAAAAGGGTTTGAGTGAATTTTTCACCCAAACCCTAAAAAAACAATCAAATATTAATCATAAAAATATTAAAACGTCACTAATATATAATGTTTTTATATAATTAAAAAATTGTTGCGACTATTTATTTTGATAAAATTGCATAATTTTAGGATCAATATCTAAATTATCTATAACATCTTGAGCAGTTTTACGGTTTTTATATACATTATTTGTGGCTATTCTATAACTATAAGCATAAGATTTGCGGTGTTCATCGGTTAATACTTGCTCGTGAATCTGTCCACTAGAATTTATAAAGTAATAGGTTTCAGCTTTATATATATCATCTTCTGATAACGTGTATCTAATGTTATTTTGGTTAATCGTATATCTGATTTTTTTAAACTGAGTCGAAATATCAATGATCTCCCCGCCAACTTTAGCTGATAAATTGCGATGGGATTTTGCTACTTTTTCTTTAACATAAACCACATCTCCCTTTTTATATTTTGTTTCCACAACTTCTTTGAAAAACTCAGGATTTGTACTTGGATCAAAAATACAAATTTTATAGATACTATTACCAAGATTAAACAACCATTTATTGGATGATTCATCTATTGTTACCAATGTACCAGTTTTAATTTGATCTGGAAGATTTTTAATTGTAACGTAACTTTTCTTTTGTGCTTTCATAATAATTGTTTAAAATTCGATACAAAGATAACACAAAAATTATTAAAAAACAATAGAACTTAAAATTTTATATCATCTTTAATAGTAAATGGCAAATTTCTAAGTTAAAAAAAAATATTTAATATCCAAAATTAATATATAATATATGAAAATAAAATTTAGAGACTTTATATTTGAACACTCAGATATTCCAATATCTTTTTATAAAAAACATGGTAATCATAAACCTGCGGTTATTTTTGATAAAAAACACGGAACTTCATTATCACAAACCTACAATTACCCAAACAATTTAAGTGAAAATGAGGTTTGGAATATTATTATAGAATATTTATCCCAAAGAAATACAAAAAATATTAATGATTTTGATAAATTAATAGATATATTGAATAAATTAAATAAATATTTCTTTTATGTAGATATGAAAGATTTAAGTATTGATGATAAATTTGATATATTGTATGGTATGGTAAGTGGATTTAATTCTGATGATATAATATGGTTTTCAGTAGATCATAACACTGGCATTAGGAACAACGATGTAAATAAAGAAATATCCAAATTACCACATAATATTAGACAAAATATTGAATGGATTTTATCACCAAAAACTCTAAAAAAATTAAAAGAACAATTACATATACCCCCAGTTAAAGATGAAAAAGATTTTGATTGGTGGGATTAATTTATAATACACTCTTCACTTTTATAATCTAACTCACTAAGTTTCAATAGTTTTATTATTTTGGAACCATCTTTAAAGATATTCTTTGTATTTCTAACTTTCCGACCTATTAGATTGCGATTATTAGTAAAATATTCTTTACTAGATGATGTTATATGTAATTTTTTACCACAAAGTTTAGGTTCTTCATTTTTACCATAATAATTATCTTCAATACTACTAATAGAACATTCATAAAACACTACAAATGTTTCCTTATTAAATTTGGTTTCCCAAACAATAGAAAGTTCTTTACTATAATATTCAACAAATTTTAATATCTTAGTTAAATATTCATCATTTAATACAATCAAATCGAAACCAACGTCAGTTGGATTCAACATTTTAATAAACTCTTTATCTATTTTTTGAAATCCTAAATATCTTCTCATAATTATTATATTTCTGATGCACACCAAAATTCACCATTAGGCATTTTTACTACCATATCGTTATGTCCACGTTTCACACCATTTATATGAGCAACATGATCCAATGCCCATCTTTTAGTTGGAGCATCTAAAATATAATTTGTTCCTTCTATTGGGGCACATTTTTGATCCGCTTTCCAGATGTTATATTTTTTATTTGCCATAATTAACTTTTTTACAAAAATAAGCATTAAATTTGTAATAGAAAAATAAATATATAGAAAATGATATCAACATTCAAATTATTTAAGGAAAGTAGTGAAAATAAGAAGAAAGATATCTTATTTTTAATTGGTTCACCTGGAAGTGGGAAATCGACTTATATTAAAAAATTACAAAAATTAAAAGAATTCGACATTATTAATCGGGACGATATCGCAATTGAGATTGCGGAAAGTAATAATTTAACATACCGAGAACTATTTAATCGTCCAAATTGTGTAAAAAGGTCAACAAAAGATTTTATACCTAATGATAATGATTTTTTTATCGAGAATGGTAAAAAATATTTAAAAGGATTCGAGAATTATGGTGAAGTGATACCTGTACCAGAAAGTAGCTTTATGAGTAAAATTAGCCCAGAAGTATTATAAACCTTTATACAAATATATGAAAAAAAATGAAAAAAAATGAAAAAAAATCACTAAAATCACTAAAA